GAGTTGGGTGTGGTGGGCCGAACTCTGAATCAGTTGTTGATGGATATTGAAGATGGATTGTATGTGTCAGACAAGGTAGCGAAGACTGCAAACTTGATGTCCACAAAAGATCTTATTGATATTCTCTACTCTGATTCAGGGTTCGGTTTTTACCCTCCCGCAATGACGGACAAGGGAAGTCCTTCTACTAACAAACAATCCCTAGATACCCTCCTAACCCAGATAGAAGAGGAGCTAGAGAAGCGTGGCAAGAAGAAATAATAAGAACCTAGACAAGCAAATCAGTGCAGACTATGTGAGTAAGAAGTCTACGAAGGACTTGCGAGAAGCTAAAGAGTGGCTAGATTCCTTATTAGAGTTACGCAAGGTACAGAAGCTTTATAAGACCTATGTAAACGGTATAGAGAGAGCAGTAGAGGTTAATAATACTAATAAGGTGTATGTAGACTATAGAATGGACGGGACTTTAACTGGTCGTCTTAGTTGTGCTTCCTATAGTAACATGGGTGTATCCTTCCACACTTTACCCAGAGAGGACAAGCACAATATCAGAAGTATGTTCACTGCTCCTGAGGGACACTCCTTTATTACCGTAGACTATGCAGCGATGGAGTTGAGGGTTCTAGCACACATTGCTAAAGAAACCAAGATGCAGGAGGCATTTATTGCTGGTGTAGATCTACATACTTATACGGCAAGTTTGTTGTTCCAGAAGAAAGAAGAGAAGATTAAGAAACAGGAACGACAGATTGCTAAAGCGGTATCGTTCCTTATTGCTTATGGAGGTGGGGCATACCGTCTTTCGGAAACTACAGGTATCTCACAAAGAAGATCAGAGAAGATAATTGAAAAGTACGCAGAAGTTTACCCTGGCATTTTCCGCTACATGGATTTCGTCCATGACTTTATTAGACAAAATCAATATGCTTATACTATATTTGGGAGGCGTAGGCATCTCCCTGATGTTACTTCACGCGATAATCAAGTTTCTAAAGGTGCGCTCCGACAAGGGCTCAATTTCACAATCCAGAGCGCAGCGTCTGACATTCTGCTCTGTGCGATCAAGGGTATCACGGAATCGTTTAAGGGACTCAACTCCCGTATAGTAGCAACCGTACACGACTCTGTAGAGATCATTGCTCCTCACGATGAAGTTGGGGAGGTACTAGAGATTGTGTACGATGAGATGGTAAACTATAAGACAGTTAAAAAGGACTTTGGTATTCAGTTTAACCTCCCATTAAAGATTGATGCTGAAGTAGGCACTTCCTTTGGAGATGGTAAAGAGGTAGAGTTTATAAATGGGAGACCTGTTCTATGAGAACTGTAGTAATCGGAGACATTCATTTAGATAGTAAAAGTAGAGGGCATCTTCTGTCCCAACTAAGTACTATAGAAGCTATTATTGCTGACGAGAACCCAGACGAGATTATATTTCTAGGGGACATTTTCATGCACAGAAATCCCAGCCCAAGAGTATTGGTTGGGTTTAAAGAGTTGCTAGACATTTGGACAGATGCTAGTATAACGGTACACCTGTTGAGAGGTAATCACGACTCTGCTGATAAATCAGATAATGGTCTAACAGCATTGGAAGTGTATAGATCTCAGTATGTCCATGTCTGGAACCATTTTGGAACTTATAATGATAAATATTTCATCCCTCATTACGAAAATGAGAACACTACTAGAGCGTATCTGTCACGCTGTCCTAAAGACGCTAAAGCTTTTGGGCACTTTGGTTATCTCGGTAGTCTCAATTCTGTTGGTGATGCCGATTCTACTCTTAGCATCTCTGACTTTAAGTGTAAAACTTACCTTGGACATATTCATAACTTTAAACAAAATGGATTGGTTACAATTCTTGGCACTCCGTACAGCACAAACTATGGTGAAGCAGGAACCCAAGGATATTATCTTGTCCTTCATGAGGAAGTCCTCAGACCTGTCAGGGAAGAATTCAAAGAAATACGATTCGGACCCAGACATGTGGTAACTTCTTTAGATGACGCTAATGATCGTGCTAAGGAATTAAGTGATGCTAGTTGGTATACTATGTTACGAGTAGCATTACGATCAGACGAGTCTGCTTCTGACCTATGTGATACATTGCGTGTGGAGGAGTTAGATATAAAAGTAGCCCCTGCGTTTGGAGATGATGATGAAATATCTAAGTATAAACCTAATAGAGATCTGTTTACGATTAACGAGCAAATCATTACAGATTATGTCGAGAATTGCGATGTATCTCCTACCTTAACTAAAGAAAATTTAATGGAAGGATATTCCCTGCTTAAGAACGGAGAACCACTACCAGATGAAGATTAGAGATATAACAATACAAAATTTCCTGTCTATTAAGAAAGCCCGTATAAACTTGAAGAAGTTTGATGGGCTAACCATTATTAAAGGGAAGAACTTAGATACAGGTGGAAGTAATGGGTCAGGTAAAAGTTCCATAGTGGAAGCTATCTACTTTGCTTTAACTGGTAAGACTATTCGTAAGAGTACTGAAGCTTCTCTGGTTAATTCCAAGGCAGGTAAGGGGCTTGTGGTTAGCTGTAACATATTACTTGATAACACTAAGATATTAAGCATTGAAAGATGTAAGAAGCCAACCAAGATGAAACTTACTTTAGACGGAGAAGACATTACAGCTAAACACGCTAATGATTCTCAAGATCTTATTGATGAGTTGCTTGGTACTAACCACAAGGTTCTATTAGCATCTATGTTCTTTGGTCAGTCTAATGATGTAAACTTCTTAGACTCCACCCCTACCGTTAAGAGAGACATAATTAGAAACTTTCTTAACCTTGATGAGATATTTGATATGCGTGAGCATATTAGAGAGTATAAGTCTGAGTACTCACAGAGAATTAAGGTAGCAGACGCACTTATAGGTATCTGTAAGTTCGACATAGAAGATTTAGATAGGAAGATAGCTAAAGTTCAGACAGACATTAGTATAGATTTAGATAAGTTAGAAAAGAAATGGGATTTATATAATACGAATACTCGTCTATGGGAAAAACTTGATAAAGAAAAAGAATCTTTGCAGTATTCCGTGTCTTTTTATGAAAAGAAGATGTTTGATGAACACCCAAAGTGTCTTACTTGTGGACAGACCATATCCAAAAATGATTTTGCGGAGAAAATGGCAGAAAAACAACTTGAATTGGATGATCTATATGATAGAATGGAAAGAGCGGAGTATCCTGCGTGTCATGCTGTCCCCCTATACACAGTAGAGTATGCTAGACTGGCTCAAGGTAACGCTGAAGTGTTAGATGGTCTAAGGAAGGAGAAGGCAGAAAAGATTAAGGAGTTGGAGGATAAGAAAGCTATTTCCCACACAGGATCTCAGGTAATGAGGTTCTGGGAAAGGGCATTATCAGAGAAAGGAATTATTAAGTATATTATTCGTAATGTTTTGGAGTATTTTAATGACCGTACCAACTATTACCTCTCATATCTAACGGATCCTAACTTTTCTTTAGAATTTGATGAAGAATTATCCGAGTACATAAAAATTGGTGACCAAGAAATACACTATATATCATTGTCTGGAGGCGAAAAGAGAAAACTAAACCTTGCCATCATGATGGCTCTTAAAGACCTTTTACTACTCACAGACACAAACCACTCAAATCTATTGTTTTTTGACGAAGTAGCTGAGAATATAGATGAGGATGGTATCCAAGGACTCTATAATCTATTACTAGAGTTGAAGAAGACAAGACAAATATTCGTTATCACCTAAGCGTTTAACGGTGGAGAAAAAGAAAGGTATATCCAAAATATGGCACAAGTAAAATTATCCGAACTGGGACAAGAGATCTTTGATACGAGATACGCATACCCAGGAGAAACTAAGTGGTCTGAAAGAGCTAAGGTTATTGCTAGATCTGTAGCTACTGCTGAGAAGGATGCGGATAAGGAGAAGACGGAGAAACTATTTTATGATATCGTAGGTAGTGGGGACTTCATTCCTGGGGGAAGAAGAATTATCTATGGAGCAGGTAGGAATAGTGGTAGCTACAATATGCTCAACTGCTATGTCATTGTACCTGAAGATACTGTTCAAAGTATTGGTAAGACCGTAGCAGACATGTACCAGATATCTTGTGCTGGAGGAGGTATTGGATTTAATGTCTCCAAGATTAGACCTAAGGGTGATGACATTGGTAATGTCGCTAACTCTGCCCCAGGGTCTGTCTCTGTGCTTAAAATGATCAATGAGATAGGAGACCATGTTAGAGCAGGTAAGAACCGTCGAACTGCTCTCATGGGTATACTTAATGTAACACATCCAGATTTAATGGATTTTCTTCATGTGAAGCTGGACAAAGGTGAGCTAAATAACTTTAACATTTCAGTTGCTATTACTAATAGGTTTCTGGAAGCGGTGGAGTTGGATGAGGACTGGTACTTTACATTCAATAACAAGAAGTATCATCCTTATGTGTTAGCCAGAGTTAATATTGAGCAACCAGAAGTGTATGAAGAGGTTATGGTTAATGGTCTTGATAAAAAAGATGCTATTACCAGAGCTAATAATTTCTATCAAAAACATTGGAAGGATGAGTTTAAATATGTGGGAGAAGGACAAATCAAAGCAAGGGATCTTTGGAAGACTATTTGGGAAAATGCTGTCGAGTCTGGAGACCCTGGTGTTTACAATATTGATCTTGCCAATAGCTTCACTAATGTGTCTTATTTTGAATCCCTCGACTCCACAAATCCATGCGGAGAAATATCTCTACCAAGCTACGGTAATTGCTGCCTTGGGAATGTTAACCTATCTAATATGGTCCTCAATGATGGATCTGATGTGGACTGGAAACGGTTAGCTAAATCTGTTAGGGGTGGTATTAGGTTCCTAGATAATGTACTGTCTATTAACAAGTTTCCTGTTGATGATTGTAAAGAAGTGGCTGAGAGATCTAGAAGGGTTGGTTTGGGCGTAACTGGATTACATTACATGCTTATTAAGTTAGATCTTAAGTATGGTAGTGAGAAGTGCTTGGAGTTCTTAGAAAGATTATTTGCTACCATTAGAGATGAGGCATATAAGCAGTCGGTATACCTGTCAAGAGATAAGGCTCCTTTTGCTGCCTTCGATAGAGAACAATACTTAAATGAAGAATTTGCTAAGACACTTCCAGCGAGGATTAGAATGCTTATTAAACGGTATGGAATTCGTAATGCTGTCATGCTTACTATCCCTCCTTGTGGGACTATATCTATGCTCATGGGGGTTAGTAGTGGTATTGAGCCTATTTTTTCAGCTATGTACCTTCGTCGGTATAGACAAGGTAGTGTTTGGAAAGAGAAGCTAGTAGTTGACCCTCTTTTCGAGCAGTACCATAATGAAGGTAAGGATACCTCTAAATTCATTGGAGCTTATGACATTAGTAGTGATGAGCATCTAGCAGTTCAGGCTACTATCCAGAGATATATTGATTCCTGCATCAGTAAAACTATTAATTTGCCCAGTACAATGGATGCCAAAGAGGTGATGGATACAGCCTTTGTATACATGCCTTATTTGAAGGGCATGACGATCTACAGGGCATCCTCTAAGGAGAATGAACCCCTTGTAGCGATACCTACTACCCCTGAGAATATATCACAGTACATGGGCTTACAGGACGAAATAGGGGTAGGTGTTGGAGATGCTTGTAGCTTGGTTGGTGAGTCTTGTGGGGCATAATTTAGTAAATATATAATACTGAAACCCATTACTTTAGAACTAAATAAAGTAAGAGGTATCATATTATGGCAAGACGAAGAAACTGGAATGGATTAGAGGGTGGTCCATCCATGGGCAGACAGTCTAACTTTGATGGTAAGGGTAAAGGTGGCAGATGGTTAGATCGAGTGGGACTAAATAGTTGGGTTCCAGGAAATGAACAATATGCAGGATTTGGAGCCTCTCATAATGCCTATGGTGGTAGGATCAAAAAGGGTTTAGTATCTTTATGGTTATTTGGAAAAGGGTCAGATTCATATGTAGTAACAGATGTAACTCCTCTAACACCACCCCAAGATTTTCATTGGGCTCCTTGGGGAAATATTAATTTCACTTGGGCGTATAGTGATACTTACAGTAGATGGTATGGATCATTTGATGCTAGTGCGCCTGGGGCACCACAGGACGATGAACCTACAGATGTTGCTAACTGCATCACTGGTACAGATCCTGATCCGTGTCCAAAGTGCGGGGAACTGTTTTTTGAAATGCAGGATCAGAGAACAGCCAATAAGGTAAATCAATTCTCCGTAGAACTCTGGGTAGATCCTTCAGGCGTAACTCAATCCCCTTATAAATTTATGATTGGGATGACAAGAGATGGTGATCTTTATAATAATTACAATTATATTTTAGCCCAAGGAGGTTCAGGCTCCGTTGAGATGGGTACAGATGGAACTCCATCCTCTGTCTATAGTGTAGCAGTTAGAAATCGTCCCAAAACTTACCCACAAGATATATTTGGTGCAAACTACATTTCTACAGCCGCTGGTGTAGCTAAAGATCAGCTACAACATTTAGTTTTTACATGTAGTGGAGCAGACCAGGGACCTCGTATCCGTTTATGGGTGGATGGTAAATTAAAAATAGATAAAGTTGATTGGTATCAAGCAGGGGATAATAAATATAATTGGACAAGACATTGGGAACATCCACCCAAGACTATTGTTGGTGTTAGAAATAATTGGGGTGTTAAATTAGGAAGATCATATGATTTTTCTAGTGTTGGTTTGCCAGCAGGATGGAATGATTGGGAAGGTGATATGTATTTAGCTGCCACTTATAATCGCGCTCTTAGTAAAGGAGAGGTAATGACCAATTATGTGGCTGGTATAGTTAACAATCCACCACCCGCACTTCCAGTCATAGACATGGATAGCCCTCTGTCTTCTACCCTTCATAACTGTTCTGCTTGTACTCTTCCACCATATAATTCTGATACTGTTAATATAGGTGTAGATGTGAATGCCTATAGGGTAGTTGATATTAATGTTAATTATAATTTATCTTCCCCTGATGGGTTAGTAGAAGGTACTGATTATGTTGATAAAACACCTCATGGCTACGCTACTATCCCTGGCAAGGATTGGGGAGCTAATATAACTCTTTCGGCTGCTCCAACATCTAATAAGAGTGGAGATATTCATGTAACTTTATCTTCCGTTTCTGTAGGAACTTTATCAGGAGATTTAACACATGTAGTAACTATGAATTCCTACACTGGAAGTGGGGTAGTTGTTTCTGGATTAGGAGATCGAACTCTTCTATCTGATTATGTTTCTGGGTTACCTATACCTTTTTCTCTTAATTTATCGGCAGATGGAACTTCTGCTATAGTTGGTTATGATATAAGTGCCTCCATACAGGTATCAGCTACTATTGGTAATGTTGGAACTTATGCGGTATCCACTTTAACTGTAACTATTCCTGCTGGTAGAACTCAAGCACTTGATAATGTGTTAATCCCTTGGCCCCTAGCAGGAAATAGGTTTGTAGATGGGGATTCAGTTAATATAACAGTGTCTGCTGCTGACTGCATAGAATGTCCCATATATAATGGGGTTAGTTCTACTGTTAATGAATTAATTACTATATCTAATGATCAAGACTTTAATAAACCTGGACCTGGGACTACTGGGTGTAATCTCCCAGAGTCACAATTAAAAGATCCTAATGATGCTTGGTGGTATGACTCTGCTAATAATTTTGTTAGTGCTAACCCAGGACAGATTGTAGGGTATAAATTTAATCAAGCTGTATTGTCCACTGCTGCTGCTGCAACACATAATCTAGTATTTAACAATTGTGTATTTGATGGTAGGGATGCTAATGGTACAGATAGTGTGGAGCAGGTAATCGTTGGGGATCAAACAAATTATGCTGAGAATTTAGGGTTATTCTATTGTACCGTAAGAAATGCGAGAAGTACTTTACTATCTGGAGTTAAGATTAGTAAAATACATAGGTGTGATTTCTTTGAAGCTGGATCAGCAGGTATACATGGACTTGGGGCATCTGGGGGATGTGTCATTGAAAAAAATTGGATACATCAAATAGGTAAAAAGAAGGATTTTGCTGGTATAGGTATGTATGGGGTATCTATATGGGGAGCAACTAGTGGAGTGGATATAGTAGGAAACTATATAGATACTCGTAGTCCTAAATTATGGGATTGTGATTCTAATGGTGTTATAGGACCTGGAACTAGTATCAACTGTCATGCTCCTCATGTTAGTGCTGCATGTGATACAACTTTAGATGATTATACTCCAAATGGATGTATAGAGGTAAGATCACTTAAAGATAATGTATCAGGAAATGTTAATGTCTCTGGAAACTGGTTTGGTGGTTGGGAGACTTGCCATACTTATGGAAAATGGTCGTCAACAAAAACTTTTGATGCTTCGGTTGTAATTATGAAGAATAGATACGAAAGAGATTTTACTGGAGAATTCCTGATAACTACTGGATTTGATGCTACTGGGGGTTATACTCATTGGACTTTGGATAATGATGTTATAGCCGACAGAGCGGATAAATGGGAGGATAGTCAGGTGCAAATATTCTATGCAGCGCTAAGTTGGACTGATATACGAGAGTACAGTTTGTTTGCTTGTGAAGTTTATGTTAATTGCCCTCCTGGATCATATGATCCTGATTTAGATTGTAGTTATTATGATTATACTTGTTGACCTATAATGTAGTATGCCTGAATATAATTTTGTATGTCACGAATGTAAGGTGTTCTTTGATAAAGAATACTCTATGAAGAAAGCTCCCTGGAGGAGCAGATGCCCTGAGTGTAATAAACTTTCTAATAGAGATTGGCAAGAGATTGCTGTTCATTTTAAGGGGGAATGTCATACTAATACAAGTTTAGCTAGGAGAGCTAATGATAGTGTTTATGAACAAAAAAGACTAGCTTACGCTTTAGTTGATAAAACTAAAGAATCTTTAGAGACAGCTACTACGGAGCAGTTTTACGATAAAATGAGTCCGACTAAACATTTTTCAGAGCATTACCCAGAATATACACATAGAAAAATAAATACTAGAGATGTAGAGGAAATTAAGAGGAAGGGACCTAGTATAGGGAGGACTATAGATGCCCTAGGGTCGCATCACCACAACCACAAACCTTACAAGAAATAATGGCTTACAACTTCAGTGAAAATGTACAACGAGGTATCCTCTACCTCGCCAAGTACAATAAAGACTTTTTCTCTCAAATTACTCCTCTGGTTAAGCCAGAAAAGACTTTTTCTCTCAAATTACTCCTCTGGTTAAGCCAGAGTACTTTGAGTTCCCTATTCACGCAAATATCTACAATTCTATTGTAGACTTCCATGCTAAGTATCAGAACATTCCGTGTGATGATTTTATCTTAGAGTTTTGTAAGAAGAAGAAGAGTAGCAGAGAAAACACATCCGATTACACGGATGAAATTACTCTTATTAACAGGCTTGATACCTCTTCCATTGGTAACGAAGAGTTCTTCTTGGATGAGATTGAAAACTTTGCTCGTAAGGAGGCAATGAAGGATGCTATTACTAAATCCATCGGGTTCATCCAGGATGATAACTATGAGCAAGTAGAAGAGGCTGTAAGAGAAGCTCTAACTGTTAATAGGAATGTTGATCTAGGTCAGGACTACTTCAATTCTGTTACTGCTCGTTGGGTTAGGATGCTTGATCGTAATAATGAGGATCGGTATAGGACTATCCTCCCTACTCTTAATAGAGAGCTTGAAGGTGGACTGTCTGCTAAAGAACTTGCTATGGTTGTTGCTCCTCCTGGAGTTGGTAAATCTGTGTTCTTGGTCAACCAGGGTGTACACTCTTTGATGGAGGGCCGTAAAGTTTTATATGTATCCCTGGAAATGAGTGAGGACAAGATTGCTCAGAGGTTTGATTCAGTCATGACCTTAATTAACCAGAGGAATCTTCCTAATAAGCAAGAAGTCCTTATGGATAGGTTGGAAGTATTTAAGGAGCGTTTCCCTGGAGGCAATCTAGTAATCAAAGAGTTCCCTACAGGTATCGCTACGGTGTCTACTATTAGATCCTTACTTTCCCAGCTAAAGAACTTTGAAGGGTTCGTACCTGATCTACTCATTGTGGACTACCTAGAGCTTCTGGGCTGTAACCGAGAGGGTCCAGAGTACCAAGTCCAAGAGATGCTTGCGCGTGAGCTTAGAGGGCTTGCTGTGGAGCATAAGATGCTTGTATGGACTGCTACCCAGACCAACAGGCAAGGGGCTAAAGTTAATATTATTACTGACGCTGAACTTGGTGATTCCTATGGAAAGTTTAGGACTGTAGACTACGCAGTATCTCTTAATCAGTCTGAAGAGGAGTTTGATGAGGAGCGAATGCGGTGCTATGTGATGAAATCCAGAAATGGGAAAACTAGATTTGTAACAGGAGTTTCAATCGACTATAATACTTTAAGTATGTCGGAACTCACAACCAACGACTATAGCAATGACGAAAGCACCTGATTTATTACGCTTCTACGAAGACCTAGATTTACCTACATATCATGAGCTTGCCCAAAGACTGGCAAGTATTAATCAAAATGATATTGTGGGGGAGTTGAGTAGACAAGCAGCAGTATACGCATCCTATGCGGGACTACTTCAATACGCAAAAAAAGAGGTGAGTTTCCTAGAGATAGAGTTGAATCAGTGCGTAACGGCTGCTAGTATACGGGTACGGAAAGAGTACGAAGATAAAGGTATGAAAGCCACCGTGGCTGTAGTGGAGACCCTTGTTAGCTCTGATGAATCGTGTACGGAAATGACAAGACAACTAGCTACTCTTAGTGAAAAAGAAGGACTCCTTAGGGGTCTTTTAAACTCCCTCTCTCAAAGGAAGGATTGTCTTATTCAGCTAAGTAGCAACCAACGAAATGAAATGCAAATGCATTCATAACCAATTAACTAACTAAATAACTAACGGAGAAAACTATGACAATGGACTTTGATAAGATTCGGGAACAATACGCCAAGATGGAAGGTGGTAAAAAATCTTCTGGATCAGGAGACTTCATCAACAAATTTTACGCTATCCCTGAGGGAAATAGCGTGATTCGTGTCCTTCCGTCTAACGACGAGGACAAACTTTTTTATGCGGAGACTGCTATTCACCGTGTCCCAACGGGAGAGGGTCAGACCCGTAACTTCCACTGCCGTAAGGTTCATGGAGAGGCTTGTCCTATCTGTGATGCTTATTATGCTTTGTGGAAAGCACCATATAATGATGAGACACTTGCTCGTCAGATTAAACCCCGTGCCCGTTACTACATGAATGTAGTTAATCGGGAAACTGACGAGGTTAAGATCTTCTCTGTTGGGATTATTCTCTTCAAGAAGATTATTTCTACCATCCTCGATGAGGA